TCCAGCCGAATGGGTTACTACGAGTACAGCGCACCTGCCGGGTCAGATGTAAATGATGAAAAGGCTTGGGCAATGGCTAACCCTGCAATGGGTTACACAATTACAAAAGAAAACATTAAGGATGCCTCAATCTTTGATACTAAAGATGCTTTCAAAACAGAGACACTTTGTATGTGGGTAGATGCCATTGATTCACCATGGCCAATGGACATGTGGAATGCAGGCGAAAGGGAAATAGCCCTAGAGGATGAATTACCTACATGGATGGCAATAGACCTTAACTTCAATAGAGAGATTGCGTGTTTAGTTACTATTCAAGAACGACCAGAGGGCATGGCTGTATTCCTGCACGAATGGCAACGTGATGGCGGAATAAATGATCTGGAACTAACAGGTGAACTGGCAACACTAGCTCGTAGATACAGGCCTAGAAAATTTGCTTATGATCCAAACACTGCTGGTTACATTGCACCACGTTTAGCACAGGCTGGCATAGCAACCGAGCCAACTCCATGGGCATCGGCAGGTTTTGCCATTAGTTGCGATCAAACACTTAATGCAATGCAGTCTGGCAAGTTTATTCATCCCGGACAACCGACATTACATAGTCACTTAGTCTCATGTGCCAGAAGGCCAGCATCAGATGGTGGATGGCGCATTGCTCGTAGAGCTGCTCAAGTACCAATCACAGCTGCAGTGGCGTTAGTAATGGCGGCTGGTCATGCTTGTGCGCCACAACAGAGTGTGAGTATCATTAGTGCTTAAGGTCTACTTGGCAGTACCCCATGTGTGGGCTAGTCACTCCTATCACTAGCCCACACATTCCGACACGCTTATCAGATGCTTGAATGTCACACATTTATGAGATAATGCAGTATGGGATTTATTGATTTCTTACTGGGTACAACACCAGAAAAATCAGACGTACAAGCCAAGGCAAATTTGGCCATACCTTACTACCAAGACAATTTCAGCCCATTCCAAGCCTTTGGTATTAACCGCGGCGATGCTATGCAAGTACCAGCTGTAGCGAGAGCCAGAAACATTATCTGTGGAACTATTGGCGAATTGGGTTTACATTCTTACAATGAAATAACTGGCGCAAAAATTGAGGGCCGACCATTACTTAAGCAACCTGATCCAGCCTTGCCACGTTTCATTACAATGTGTTGGACCATTGAGGACATCCTGTTTAAGGGACATGCGTTCTGGCTTGTCTTAGAAGTTAGCCCAGAGGATGGCCGACCTATTGCATGTCGGCGTATTGATCCAACTCGGGTTACTTTTACAACTGATTTACAAACTGATGAAATTCTAAATGGCTTTTACCTAGATGGTAATTTGTGTCCTGCTTATGGTGTTGGATCGCTAATCATGTTTAGTGGTTTAGATGAGGGACTACTAAATCGTGGTGGCCGAACCATTAGAACAGCATTAGAACTTGAAATGGCAGTAAGCCGAATGGCTGCCGAACCTAACCCAACAATGGTTATTAAAAACACTGGCGTGGATTTACCGCCAGAGCAGGTATCAAGCCTTTTAGCATCATGGAAACAAGCGCGGCAGCAACGCTCAACCGCCTACTTGTCAGGGCCTTTGGATGTAACAACCTTTGGCTACGATGCCGGGCAAATGCAACTTACTGAATCACGCCTAAATACAGCTGCAGAAATTGCACGACTATGCAACATCCCGGCATGGTACATAAACGCCGAATCAGCCAGCGCCACATATAGTTCGGTTACACAGGAACGTCGCAGTTTAATTGATTTCTCACTTAAGCCGTACATGGCCTGTATTTCCGAGAGATTATCTATGAATGACCTAACCCCACGTGGCTCGGTTGTGAAGTTTGATCTAGATGATTACCTACGTGGAAACCCATTAGAACAGATCGAAGTACTAGAAAAAATGCTTGCAGCTGGAATCATAAATGTTGATGAAGCGCGTGAGGAAATGGAATTAGCACCGAGAGGAAATGAAGCAAATGCAACTTAGTTTTGAGGGCCAAGTCTTAGCCGCATCAGTTGAAACCAGAACCATCAGGGGCTTGGTTGTACCGTTTGGCAAAAGCGGAAATACATCGGCTGGTCCAGTGCGTTTCGAGTTTGGCGCATTTGGTGACATTGATCCAAGCGAAATTGTCTTAAACATGGAACATGACCGCACACGCCCATTGGGTCGTGGCATTGGTGATTCTTTAGAAGTAAGCCCTGCTGGCATTTCAATGGCCTTTAAGATCGCACCTACTGGCGCTGGCAATGATGCCTTAGTTGAAGCATCAGAAGGATTACGCCCGGCATTTAGCATCGAAGCCAATGTGAATGAATACACCATTGAAAAGGGTGTCATGGTCGTATCATCTGCAAAGCTCGAAGCCGTTGCACATGTAACTAACCCAGCATTCAAGGATGCACAGATTTCTCAGGTCGCAGCTTGCGATCCTGAGGACCAAACCACCGAAGCAGAAACCCCTGCCGAGGATGAACCACAGGAGACAACAGTGGACGAAGTAACAACACCAGTTGCAGATGAAGTAACAGCAGCCGCTGTTGTTCACGCTGCAGCACCAGTGGCTTACACCAAGCCTCGATCACCAATCAAAACCCAAGCACACTTCCTAGAGCACTCAATCAAAGCTCAACGTGGAAGCCATGAAAGTGCAGAATGGATTGCACACGCTAAGGCAGAGGATGCAAAGCTTTTAACAGCTGCAGATGATTCCTTTACAACCAATCCAGCATTCAAGCCAATTCAGTACGTATCACAGGTAGTAGATAACCAGATTGGCGCTCGTGGCGCGATTGATGCAATCGGTACACGCGCACTACCTAATGCTGGTATGACTGTATCAATTCCAAAGATCACAACTTCAGGTAGCGTTGCAGAAACAGCAGAAGCTGCTGCACCATCCGAAACCGGAATTGTGTCTGCTTACGTAGATGCAACTGTAAAAGCCTACAAAGGCCTACAGCGTTACAGTGTTGAGCTCTTTGACCGCGCTGATCCGAGCTTCTATGCTGCGATGCTTGAAAACATGCGCAGAGTTTACGCACAGGCAACTGAAGCTGCAGTAATTGCAGAACTAACTGCAGGTGGAACACAGGCAACCGCACAAGATGCAGATTCCGATGGCATCATCGCTTATGTATCTAAGGAAGCACCAGCTGCTTACCTAGCAACTGGTGAACTTGCCAGCGCTTACATTGCAGGTACAGGTCAGTGGTCATTGCTACTTGGTGCAACCGATTCAACCGGTCGCCCAATCTACAATGCATCAAATCCACAGAACAATGCAGGACAGGCTGGCGTTGGTAGCCTCCGCGGAAACGTATTAGGTCTAGACCTTTATGTATCCAACAAGGCAGTAGCAACAAACATTGATGAATCAGCATTCATTGTTGTTCCATCAGCTGTTGCAATCTACGAAAGCCCAGTATTGCAACTGTCAACAAACGTAGTTACAACTGGCGAGATTGAAACAATGCTTTACGGTTACATGGCCGTTAAGACAATCACCGCTGGCGGAGTACGTCGCTTTAACCTGACCTAAGTCAGCGTTAGTTAGAAGTGTGGGGGATGCGGCCCTGTGTCCCCCACACACTTCATTAGATAAGGATTTGAGATGGCACTAATTACACTAAGCGAGCTAAAAGCCGTACTTGGTATTGGTGACATCTATGCTGATGCAATTGTTCAGGCAGTTGCAGACAGCGCCGAAAACATAATCCTGTCTTACTTAATCTTTGATGATGTGTCTATTAAAGGCGTATCACTTACAAGTAATGTGGCTAGGTTCTATTGCTACGACAATACTTTTGTAGTTGGTCAAGCATTAACAGTTAGCAAGTGTGGCGCACCTTTTGACGGATCACGCACTGTGACAGCCGTAGGTAAAGAGGATGGCGTTACATTCTTTGAGGCTGCTATAACTAATGCCAACATAACTCAGCGCCATGTTATCCCTAATGGGCGAGCAGTGCTAACAAGCCAAGCAACTCTTTATGACACCACTCCAGAAGTCAGAGAAGCTGCTATGGCCGTTGCATGCGACATCTGGATCACTCGTACAGGCACACTAGGACAGCAGGGTGTGGACTTCCAAAGCCCAGCACCGTACCGCCTTGGCCGCTCAATGCTTACTCGTGTATCAGGCCTATTAGGCAAGCACCTAGATACCCGAGGCTACCTTGGCTGATCTAGCAACATACCGATCAACCCTTGCCGGAACTCTCGCAGCTGCTGGCCGGGTTGTTTACTCATACCCAAATGAAAACATCACACCACCAGCCATTGTGCTTGTGCCGGGATCGCCTTACATCACAGTAAGTGCTATTGGTGGTGCGCGTTGTAATGTGCGCTTTGACATCACAGTGATAGTCAATGCAGCTGACAACCAAGCAGCTTTGAAAAACTTGGAAACCTTAATTTTTAGTGTCACTGACCTACTCGCCAACAACATCTCATTTCTTGGTGGATGGTCACAACCCACAGTCCAGCAAATCGGAAATGCCGACATGCTAATCAGCCAACTCAACATAGAGATGGTCACAACCAACTAGAAAGGCAAGTCATGCCAGCAACATACATAACTGGTCGGAATCTGACTTTGAGCATCAACTCTGTGTCATACGCTGACCAAGCATCAACAGTTACACTAGAGCGCGAAAACAACCAGCAGGTACTTGAAGT